GCACGCTTTAACACCATGACTCTCAACCTTCGCCATTGCGAAGTCGATCCCTTATCAGTTAATGATGATTTCTTAATGGTAGTTATTCCTTTGAAAGAATTCCCACGCTTTGCAAGGTGATCCATATCTGTTATGAATATATTTCAATCCCCATTGTATTTGTTGTTCAACGCTAGCAGTTTTTAAATACTCTGATCTGCCTTGTGGTATTCCATAATGCGATCCATTAACAGCAGTTGAATCCCAAGCCGATTCTTTTCCATAAAGTTTGGCTAAGCATTTCATCTGGGTTTTATCATCTACTAATACAGCTGCATACTCTTTTGCTGTTAATTGTTTAACCTCATCAGGTGCAACAGCGTAAGCCGGTGTAAACAGAGTTATCCCAATAGCCACTAGCACCGAGCGACCTACCCGCCTCAGCGGGTCGCTCTGAACGCCTGATGCGTTCTGCGTCGATAGCGTACCATTCATGTCAAATCCTTTCGTAAAAGTGCAGGTCAAAGCGGTGTTTCTATTTAGACCCTCCCCATCCTGTTCCTTTAAATGAAATTCCAATACTGCCCCAAACCCTGTGCATTTCGATTCCACAACAGATCGGCTTATGTTCCTCATCCATTGACTTTTCCATCTCGACAGTTATTTCGCAGCTGATGCATTTGAATTCATAGATCGGCACGTTAAACACTCCATTCCTTTAAACAAGTATGTTCCATCTTGATCGCATCTGACAATCTCATGACTAGGCGCTTTACTGGCAATTAGCGGCATTAAATCCTTGACTTTGCCAAATAGCAGGTATTCGCCTGGGTCTGTGTCGCCTTGACCATTGCATCGCATAATAACGATTGGCAATTTGCCATTGGCGTTTGCAGCTGATTGCTTGATCCAGGCTAAAGGCTGAAAGTCAGCCCTTGCCTTAACCTCAATCGAAACGCTAGGGATGTTAAGAATGTCCTCACCCTGACGACCAGCCCCGGCAGTATCTGCATACTCCCACCATTGTTTTAAATAATCGGCTATTACCTTTTGAGTTCTATAGCCTCGATGTTTTCGATGATTAGCCATTGACTGAATGACACTTTTTACAAGTCCATGTGGCATTAAATGGGGCATCGGCACTTTCAATATTTGCAAGATGAGCAATAATCACTTCATCGTTGCATAACTGGCAATGAACAGACATCGACATTAAATTCATCCATTGACCATTGACATTTACTTCTACAAATCCCATCAGACGCTCCTTAACGCTTGTCGTTCCCATTTGCCAGTTGAGGCAAGTTTGTACCAAACCGTTGAGCATTTGGCTTCACCCGTTCTAGGTGCATAAGCGCAGAAAAATCCGCCCCAGGCACGTCCGTTCTTTTCGCCTTCTTTCCAAACCATATCGCCATGGATGCAACCTTCGGCATTGCTCACTCCTAAAACATCTTGGATCGTTGCTATTGCCTCAGCTGCTGAAACTGCCATTGGTTGATTTGGATCGTTGTAAACTGGATGATTGCTCCAAGGATCTGCAGCTAGTGCTTCCTCTTTTGTTTTAAAACTTGGCACTTCATTTGCTTGCTGGATTTGCTTGGCTGAAACTCGTTCAACCTTACTCATTTCTTCTCGGCTGGGTCTTTTGCCTTTAGCTGCATAACCGCCGTTTGCAAGCGCCCGACCGATCGCTGAAGTCTCACAGTTCTCAAGAGCTGAAGTCGAATTAACACCGCGATCAGAAACCTTCTCCTCAGCGTATCCGGTGCTGAACGCCACGCTATCTGCGAAAGTTCGATATAAATATGCTTTAACAATGAATCTATCATTTTGAAAACTCTCCAATTCTGTGCTTAGTCTGAAATCTGGGAAGTCCTTTATGAACTTTTCTAAACGGGTTTCGACCGTTTCATAATCTGCTAAATTAAATGCCATCTGGTAATTCATCCTGTCCCATTAGATAATCGGTTTGTTCCGGTAATGACCATACTGTGCCATCTGCCCAAGTCTGCACCTCGATCGCACATTGGTTGCAGTAATTCCTGCGTGTCCCCTTGCTTTTTGGGTGATTGCTTAAAACTGTGTAACTAGCTGCTTTTTGTCCAAGTAGCGAATTGACGCCATATCGGACTTTGCAGTAATCGCACCAAACTCCGGGTGCTGATTTAATAACTGTCAAGGTCATTCCAATCAGTTGATGCAATTTGTCCAGCGAGCGCAATGTATGCTGCGCCGTCCTTGTAACTGTCTGCGTGGAGGCTTGTTTCTTGTAAGCGTGCGATTTTGACAAGTGCCATACAGATTGCGACTTCGTGAGGCTCGATGTTTCGTTCAAGATAGGTGCTCCAGTATTTGGAGATTCGAAGGTGATTGATAGCTGCCAAGCCGTAATCTTTACCTCTGTCTGCGATGAGGTCTTTTGCTTCGTCAAGGATGTCATTAGCGATCATTAACACTCACGCGCTGACTGTTTTTGCCTACTACCAAACCTTCTCGCTTGCCCTCATTAAAGCCCTGAGACCAACCGACGACATACCATAAAACATTTGCAATCAGTAATAAAATGATTACTGGCACTTGTAAATCCATTTGCTTTCTCCCTTTATCAGATACTGGGTTTCTCTGATGGGATTACGGTCTCACAATCTGGAGACAATTACACGTTTATTTAGATAACGAAACGGTAACGATTTAGCCCCAGCGTTTGCCTTGATAGATAAATGATCCATCTTTAGGGTCGATTGGGATAAGTTCAGGGGTGAAGCGCTTACCGTGTAACGTGCCTACCACAAATCCCATCTGCCAGTTCGCATAACCCTTTGTGTACCCCATACCGGGGCTTGCAAGGTCAACAAGGTTGCCAACCTCAACTCCCCATACAATACGGCCGTATCGACCTCCAGAGGCTTCTGAGTGCGCAGATAGCCCAAGTCTATGGGTATGCCCTGACACGATTGATTTACCCATACGCATGGCGCCATTCAGCGCTGTTTGTCCAGGCTTGTTGGATAGTGGAAAAGCATCTCCATGGCAGGTATGCCAGCCAGGAGCAAAATCAAAACCGTTCGGATGGTACTTAATTCCGGCTTTGTCGTAGCCCATAAATTTGTCATATCGCAGCTCAGGCAAATTCATAAATGCCGGTAATCTGCGAGACAAAGATTTATAAACGCGAGCGCCGTGATTAGATCCAACGACGTCAGTAACGCCAAGATATTGGAGAATCTCTAAAGTGAGTTTGCGATCCTCATCAATGTTGCCCTCTACTTCTTGCCATGATTGGGCAAACCCACCAAGCTGCGGTAGGTCGATCTCATCACCAATACAGATGGTTTGGTGAGGCTTGTAAGCCCTTAAAAACTTGCCTAAATTTTTGACTGCTGCTTCATGAAAGAACGGTGCCTGGATATCTGAAATCCAAGCAATTCTTCTGACTGTCATTTAGTCCTCGTCGTCGTCATCCACGTAATCGCCTAATTTTTCTGGCGGTATTCCATCAGGCAAGATCCAATGAGGATAGGCTTGTGGCTCTGTAATCATAAACATGGCGACATCCTCAGCAAAACCTGCACGCTTCAAGCTGCAAAAGTATTCATAAAGCCCAATGCAGTAAGCATCAAGTTTTGAATAGCCTTGTTCCTCTAGCGCCTTCGTTGCTTTTCTTGCCATGTGGATAAGTGTCCCTTACTTTTTGAGAAGTTCCATCATCTGCTCTTGGCGTGTCTCTATTCTTGCCAATCGGTCAGCGAGAGATGATCCACCATTTGGCGTAAGAGTCCACAGCCAACCGCGAACCAAATAACGCAAACCGCCAATAAATACAGCAAGCGTCGAGACAATGGCAAGGATGAACCCTGCCCAATCATTTGCTGTCAACGCAAACCGAACGCTTCATCTTTAGGATTTAGCCAACGCATAATTGGCGGAATCGTTGCCAACGCGCCAGCGTAAGCAATGTTCTTAGGGTCAGTCTCGCCCGCAGCTATGAGTGCAAGAGCAGCTGTTAGAAAGGCTCTGCCCCAACTTGCTAGCATTTTTTTTAGGTCCTGGCTCATCTGTTCCTCCTAGTAATGGGATGTTAAAAAACTTCGAATCCGTGTCGCCAGCTTTTGTAAAACTGACGTGGATGTGTTTGGTGTGTGGATTGATTCCGGTGTATTTGCGCCAGCGCCAGAAGTTTCGAGCGCTTGCAATCTTGTGATTAAAGATGACATAAGCAATTCGTTTATCTGACTTGGCTGCAATTCGAATCTGGTCGGCAACGTAAGCAGCTGTGGAGGCTTGTTTGTCGAAATCAGCATCGAGATCGATAGCCCTGACAAACCCTGAATCAGGGTCAGGGTTATGATCGCTCTTTCGGGTTGAGTGCTTCGCGTCTCCGATTGTCCCGTCTGAGTCACGCTTGCGATCTGGATAAGCATCGTCTGCCTGTTCTCTTAGTTGGACAACTGATTTACTTAGTTTTGGTTTCATGGAGCGACTGGAAATACCGCTTCATCAGGCGATCCGCCTTGAGCAGGTAGATCGCGCAACGCTTGACGATAAGTAGCCCACTTTACCTTGTCAGTTGGTGCATCTGTGTGCATTGTCCAGTCGCTGCGATTAAGTTCAGCGTTACGCCACAATTTTATCTGTTCCCACTTTTGCTCATTTGTTGCGTCTGGAAAAATCGGGTTGAATAAAAATGTCATTTTATACCGCCTCGTATGTTGCTCGAAT